TAGGACGAGTTGTTCCATCGACGATTGCTCGAGGAGTAGCACCTGCTGTCTTATCGATGCCGTCGAAGTAGAGACGCCAGTTGTTCCCGGCATCCTTCGTGACAACAACATGATGCCAGATGCCCGAGTCATCCGCGCCAAGGACGCTCATAGCATCGCCGACACCGGTGGCGCCCGGCTGGAACGTCCCGTCGAACGAGAGGTACAGGAAGGCGCCCGACGACTCAAAGAACAGGTAGCTGTCAGTCGAGGCGTTCGCGCGGTTATACCAAAGTTCCCAGCTCTGAGTTCCGTTCCCAAGGTCTAGGGCAGCACCAGTGGGAACCGACAAATAACCGGTAACACCATCCAGCAAGATTGCTGTGTTTGGATCTGCTAACAGCGCACCATTCTGAGCGAGTGAGACAGTACCAATATATGTCCCATCATCGTTATTGGCTGTCTCATCGTTTGCTTTGGTTCCAGTGAGCTCCCCAAGACGCCAGTAACCACTTGGATTATCATTTAGGATGGTATCTGGATAAGAGGCGGGCGCAGGGACTGACGCTGGTAGAATCTTCGCGGTCGCGAGTAGTGTCGGGATCCCTACATACGGTTCTTGGAAAGCATCGGTCTGGAAAGCATCTGCTTGGAAAGCATCCGCAGACGGGTAGACCGACCCCGGCAAGATGTGTAGTGGAACTAGGCCAGGTGAACCAACCTGTTCGCCAGATGCAATTTCATCAGGTGAGATGATATTCGCAATGGCGATATTCGGTGTTCCAAAAGTCTCGCCGGAAGGAATACTTCCAACAAAAACACCGTCTAGAAGGAGAACACCCGATCCATCTTCAAGCAGGATACCGTCTGTGGCACTCGACTCAAGGAGTATACGATTATTAGCCACAGGAGCTCCTGTCGCTTAGCAGTTATCAAGCTTGGCAGAAACCTGCTCGATATTGCCCGCACCGGCTGTGCTGAAGTTGGCGGAGATACCAATTATCAGACCACTAGCCGTAGTATCAAATGATGAGGATGCAACTTGTTGGGCGTTACCAGCAACTTGCGAAAATCCAGTAGCTGCTAAAGCGTGGACCATGGATAGGCTGAACAACATTATTCCGGCTGCCCCGATATTGCGCAGGATAGCCTCAATGTTGTAGACAGCAGTATCTGTGACGGAAGTTGGTGCAGAAGCTTGAGTGAGCGTGGCAATAGCCGTGTCACTGAGTGATCCGAGTGTACCCTTATAGAGCTTCCAAACCGGAGCACCAGTACCAGCTGTCTTCGAGGCTACCACTCTCCATGAACAACGAGCACCAACCTGAAGCAGATGGGCCGGGATTACTAGCGCCGATCCTGTGAGATAAATCTCAGCGGTGGTGTAGGCTTGAGCAGCTATGCTCTGGTTAGCGATATCACCTACCGTTTGCATGCGACCATTCGCATCCTTGGTCACATACTGGAGGGTAGTCGTTTCTGGATATAGCGCCATTGAACCAGCAACTGGAGTCGCTGGAGTTGCCTCGGTATCGAGGACGATCTTGGCCATCAGTCAATCCTCAGTGCAGCTGTACCTTGAAGAGTCATCACCTGTGATCCAGTCAGGGTCAACTGCTTGACCATTACTGCGAAGCCTCCATCGGGAACAGTGAATGAGCCTGGAGCGTATACACCCGAGATGAAAGCAAATTGCTGGATTTGAGCTAGCGTCATCTTCTTAGTAGTACCGGCCTGATTAACTGCAAACTCATCAGTACCTGCTGGAGTTGTTACTCCAGTCAGATTAGAGATTTTGGTATCAGGCATACATCACCGTGCGGAAGTGAATTCAAAGTCGTAACGGTACATATCGATGTCCACAGAGCGGTTGGAAGTGCCCAAACTCTTATTGATCTGAACAGGACTGGGATCTGATTCACGCCCAGCCCCGACTGGGATATTGGTCGTGATTGGAGCGCCAGTCGCAACCCCATCTACATAGAATTGAACACTGGTACCAGCCGCGTTGACCTCAAACTCGAATAGATGGAAGATATTGTCGAAAGCAACCCCGGTATCAACGGTCGACTCAACGGAGTTAGCTCTACAAACTCCAGCCCACTTACCAGCGTTGACATTATCAACAATGCGGAAGTAGACACCATCTGCACCATCACCAGCTAGGTTATCGTTAATCCCAGCCCGAATGGTGTACCGGTTTGTTCCGTCCGAGACTAGGCTCGGCAATCGAAGAACTCCGGTATATCTAACCTTGCCGCCACCCAACCTGATCGAGTCAGTACCACCGGTATTGAACCCAGATCGACCTGTAGTACCAGTACCAGTACTAAACGTGAGAATACCCATATGAGTTGGGGGCTCATGTGAGTAAACAGGAGCAGTGGTACTATTACCTGAGTTCATAGAAAGACCGTTCGCCATGCTTGCAGCATTAGCAGGAGCTGCAATATAGAGAATCTCATCAATCATTGAAAAATGTGATCTGCTGTTTACCAGCGCGCCGACGGGAAATCCTCGAGTGACTGTTCCAGAAGCATCATAGGCAGCAACATAGTCGCTGATACCCATGATACCGCGTTCCAGTGTCATTCCAGACAGATCAAGGTATTGACTAGGGACGAGGAGGCCGGAACTAAGAGGTGCCCATCCTCCTACGATACCGGCCCCGTCGTGGGTATCATTCCAATCTGATGGTCTAACTACATTAGGGTTTAGACCATCACCAGCTGGATCTACTTTTCGATGGGTGATACCGGCCATGGATTACAGCTTGAAGATCTTGTTAGTGGTGTTATCCCACTGAACCGTGATATCTCCACCGTTCGGACCAACAGGCATTCCTGTGGCAGTATCGATGTAAGCGATTAGGGGCCAGTCAGACCCGTTCGCCGTAGCAGTGGATCTAAAGAGAACCAACGCTCCAACAGTCGGCCCTGAAACTGCTGAGAAGACGGTATCAGCCGCGTCGGCAATACCAGATGTTGCAGTCTTCGTCCCAAGGCTTGCCACAGAGAAGCCGATCCGGGCACCAGTTGGAACTGATGCGTAGAAGTTATCCAGTGAGGCGTTGAAGACGTAGGCTGTCGGCTGGTTAGAGATCGATACTAGACCAAGTCTAATCGGATCAATTAGCCAGTTGATCGAAGCCTGAAGAAATGCGTTCCGCCCCTGGTCGTAGAGGACGTTCGCCATCGATTAGCGCTCCCTTCCCAAAGAAGTATGCTCGCCAAAGGTTGGCGACCCAATCCCAATCGTGCGCTGGTGCATGTGCTTTCACCTGCTTATGTAGTGTTGCCCTCTGCTTCAGTGGTGTCTGAAGGATCTGGATGACTGCCTTCGCATATTCCTCCTGAACCTCAGGGCTGCGAACGTCAGTCGAAAGAATGACTCCACCACCCACTGTCTCTTCAAGAGCCGCCAGTTGATTGGTGACTGGGATTGCCCCGCCCAGTTGTGCTTCAATGGCTGTGATGCAATACGTCTCGCTGAAGTAGGTTGGGTAGAGCCAGACTGAAGATTTCTTGAATGACTCTGCAAGTTCAACCTGGTTCACTCGCCCATGCTGGACAACGTTCTTAGAGTTGAGTAGAAGGTTGGAAACCTTGTGCCTGAATTCCTGCATTTGCGGATACATCGGAGCGAACTTGTCGTAGTTGTTCCATCCGTAGTAAACGTGAAGCTCGGCCTCAGGAACTGCCTCTACTACCTTCGGCCAGATACCTTCAAGAATGATATCAAGGCCACGATCTGGTGAAGAGGAGTAAATGACCCTAAGTGGATTACGCTTGGCCGACGCTTCAAATCGGGTAAGATCAACACCATTGCCAATGATGATGAGCTGCTCTGGCTTAAGGAATGGATATCGCTTGAGCATATTCTCCTTATGCCAAGCAGTGAGGACTACGATTGAGTGGAACTTACGCGCTCGTTCTGGAGTCAAACGATCACCAGCATCAGTGTCGTGCATCCAAAGAACTAATCGCTTTGTGTTGATGTTCCAGTCAGCAGCGTCAGGATTTCTCCATGCAATGAAAAGATCACTGGGGACCTCGGGATTGAAGTGGGTGGCATCCCGATAGCCAACTGAGTTGTAGTATCCGGGCTCGTCAATGTTCGAGTAGACGATGACCCGGTTCGGGCTATCTGCGCCTTGTCGTGAGAAAGCCTCGCCAAGCTTGATGACTGCCGTCTCCGAGCCACCGAGTCCTCCAGTTTCGAACGTGCGCGGGTTCCAAGGTTCTGGTGCCCCCATTGCGCCGATCATGATAGTCTTATCGTACTTGATGCCGGGCTCGTACTCAGTGAAGAGCCAACCAGTTGAACCCCAAGGTTCACGGTAGTTGTTAATGATGCGACCCCTGTCCCACAGGAGACGCTCCATATCGAACTGATCCATGATCCTGAGGTGACCCTTGGGTTCGAGACGATCCCAAGCTGGAATACGACCCCCTTCCCACGAAAGGTAGGGTGTCGTCATAATGATGTGCTTAGCCGTCTTCTCGAGTCGAGTTAGGGTAGCAGCCGGATCGACAACGTGTTCAATGACTTCGAAGAAGACACCGAGGTCAGCCTTATCACCTTCCCACTCACCGATCTCATCGACATTACCAACCTCAAACCTGGCATCGATATCCCATTCTCCGGCTCGCTTCGAGGCAAGCGCGACGCAGCGCGGATCGAGGTCAAATCCTGTGATGTGAGCATTAGTAGCTCCAGCGAGTGGCAAGGAGATGAAACCATCCGAGCAGCCCCAGTCGACGATCGTCTTGGCATTGATGCGACGGGCAACTTCCAAGGCGAAAGCCATACGTGGGTACTTGAGCCACTCAGGATCACGGATCATCTCGTCGCTCATTGAAACCCAGTGAGGATTACCTGTGTAGAAATCCTCCATGATCTTCGGGTCGACGATATGTCCAGTCTGGAACATGGACCGCTGCCAGGTTTCCTGGATCATCGGATGCTGCTCGACGTGCTTAGGAATGATGTCGTACAGCTTCCGAACCTTGAGCCACTCGTCGTTTCGACCCAGTTGCTCTCGGATCATAAGTACGGCCTGAACTACTCGTTGGAGATTAATCTCATTCTTGAGTAGCTCGATCTGCTGACCAACGATCCCATCTGCCTTGATCTGATACGCCTTCTGGTAGTTCTCGAGTGACATCTCAAAGTCCCCGAGGTGAGCATATGCACCTGCGAGAACTATCAGAGGCGTGAATGTGTAGTCCAGTGGATTAACGATTAGCATGGTCTGTGGCACTGGCTTCGTAGCCGCAGCCTTTGACCATTCCAGAGACTCAGCGTACTTGTCCATCGCTGCGGTAGTTTCAGCCAACCCGAGAAAGGCATCTGGCCAGTTTGGCTGAATATGAATGGCCTCAAAGTCAGCAACCATCGATGCCTTGAAGTCACCCATCACGCGATACATGTCCGCGATCCGGTGCTGCATCTGGTATTTCTCTTCAGTCCAACCGCTCAGCTGAACGAAGCGCTGACCATGCAGGATCGCTTCCTTATAGTTTCCCCGACCGGCATTCTCTGTACAGAGGTAGCCTAGGACTCGGGGATCGGGGTTGGGTTCTTGCTCGGCGAGCTGCTTGTAGAGGATCTTGATGTTTCGGTCTGGTTCGTGCTTGTCTGCCGGCTTATGGTGGCGGACGAAGACATCATCCACCAGACGGCTCGTTTCCGCGAACCCCTTAGCAGCGAGGACCTCATGAACTTTGCCGAGCCAGTGCCAACCACGATCGGGAAGCTCATCTTGCAGTCGAACTACACGCTCACGAACGAGATAACAAACACAGTTGCCGTTCTCGTCCCGGGCGTAATCATACCCCATGTAGAACCCGTCGACGTTCGGGAACAATCGGACCATATCTCGGATGTGCTCGCCCCCAACGAGCTCATCGTCACCGTCCAACCACATGAAGTAGTCGCCAGTTACCTTCTCCATCACCAAGTTACGAGCTGCAGAAAAGTCTTCAGTCCACTTGATGTCGAAGTATTGGATCGGAATATGCTCCAGGATCTTATTCCAATCCTGGATGATTTCTAGCGTGTTGTCTGTGGACTCCCCACCTAGACCGATCACGATCTCATCTACGTAGGGAGCCACAGACTCCAAACACGCTTTGAGGGTTCGTCCCTCATTCCGCACAATCATCCCGAGGGAGATGCGGAAAGTCATTGCCGCCACCTATATCCTTTCTAGTGCCTCCGAAGAGGTCACAGGACCAAGTTCCTATTACGGAACGATTGCACCAATGGAACCCCGCCACTCGACCGCACGGAACTCGAAGTCGTGGCGGATCTTGTACTTGACCTCATCGAACTCGAAGGAATACGGATCGTTCCCTCCGAGAATAGCTCGCACGCCCGGATCCTTGAGCCCGATGAACGGGGTCTTGTTTCCGTTAAGGTTGATCGCGGCGATCGGCGAAAGCCGGCCAGTCGGATCAGCCAGGACGTAGTAGTTGTTCGCGTCCGTGAAGAACGGCTCGATGATGATGTTATCGAAGTGTCCCTGCATCAGGTTGACTTCCAGAGCGGAAGCACCGTTCGGTAGAAGCTGGTTCTGGTTCAGCGCCTGGGCAACGAAGCGAAGCTCCGTCGGGATCAACAGCGTCCGTCCCGCAGGTGAGACGATCGCGTACCCCTCCTGATCTGTCATGTCGTCGAACTTGAGGTCCAACGTCTGCAGGTCAAGAGAACCCTGAACTGTTGCCGCCAGTGCTGTGGTAACGATGTTACCATGAGCGGCACTGAACAGAGCATTCCCGTCCCACATGGTCGGGTTACTCTGAAGCGTAGTTACCGCAGCCCGCTTGGACATCGTGCGCGCGAGAGCCTCAGCAAGAAGCGTCGGGAGCTCAGCGATCTTGTTCAGCCGGTCTGAGATGAGGAGCTGACGCGTCACAGAGAACGCGGCACCCCACTCTCGCAGGCGGAGCTTCGGACCGTCGAATTCCTTGATTGCAAGCTCAGGATACTCGCTGTTCAGAGCATGCTCTGGAATGTCAGCGAACCGGCCCCACAGGGAGCTGGTATACTCCTCGAAGTCTTCGAGTGAGGTATCTCGAGTGTACTGATCCCAGACACCCTGAACCTCAGTGAAGCGCTCAAGGAAAGTATGGCGAACGAGCTTCCCGAGGTAAGTCGGAAAGTCGCTCGTGGACATCGCCTCCTGTGTGTCGAGCTCCCCTCGTTCAGCAGCCTCTCGCGCTTCGATATAAGCATCGAAGATACGGAGTCGCTTCCCGATAGGGAGCCCGAGCGCATTCAGGAACTCGGACACTGGATCCTCCTTCTAGTACTGGTTCTCTGGACCGAAAAGAACGACCGGCAGGAACGTTGCACCAGCGACAGCAGTTGCCCAGGATCGTCCGATTGCCACAGCAGAAGCGGCCAGAGAAGCCGTGTTCCGATAGAGGGTCAAGGAAGTGGCCTGAGTGATCGGTGCCGCGTAGATCTTCACCCCAGCTGGCACGATGGAAGCATCAAAGCCGAAGATACCCGAGGCATGGGTACCATACGGCAGAAGCCAAACGCCATCAAGGATGTGCATGTGATCGCGAGCAGCCGCTGAAGGCGTGAAGCTGTTGAAGACCGCATCATCCTGATTGATGCCGTAGAACCCATCCTTGAAGGAGAGGGCTCCCACATTGTGCTGAACGGTGGGTGTGAACTGGCGACGTCGGCCAGCCTCGACGAATGTCTTAGCCATCGGTTTCTAGCTCTCCTTCCCGGAAGCGCCCGAAGCGGCCTTTTCCTTCTTCTTGCCAATCCCGAACTGGGCCTCAACCGACTCACGAACAGAAACGACGTGGCTCTCGCCCTCACCTTCCTGTGCGCCAGAAGTGCCCATGCCAGAAATGCGCGGCTTGCCTGCACCAGCCTCAGCCAGCTCAGCCTTGGCGCTGTCGACGGCTTCCTTCACGTCAGCCTCGACGTACTCCTGAGCATCCGCGAACTGATTGACGATCCGAGCCTGCGTCAGCGACTTCAAGCCTGACTTCGCGACGAACTCTCGAACCTTCTTCGTGGTGTCGGTCTGCTTTCGGAGCTTCTCATCAGTAGCCGTCTGGATGCTGGTCACCTGCTCCTGAACGAGCTTCACCATATCCTCGCGAGTCATGGTGACGCTCTCCTGCGCAGTCTTGTTCTTCTTGTCCGTAGTACCCTCCTCGTCTTCCTCATCCGACTCGCTTTCCTTAGCGAGCTCGGTCTTGAACGCTTCCAGAACTGCCGGCGCGTGGGCCTTCAGATCCTCGAGCGTAACGTCAGTCCATTCCACTTCGTCAGCTCCTTCGCTCTCCCGTGCAAATGAAATGATTTCCCCACCAGCAGCTGGATACACAACCCAGTCAACTGATCGAGCTCCTACGACTTCCTGGACATCCTCGATACGATCACGGCCCTCCTGCACGTAGTTAACGCGGATCCGATGATCAGCGGAAACCCCAATGTGCTTCTTGGCGCGTTGCGCGTAGTCGTAGAATTCCTTGTTGAAGAATTCGACGTTGCCAACAACGGCATCCTTCTTCACATCGTAAGAAGTGCTTTCCACAGCAGAGACGAGTTCGCCCATGCCTCGCTTCGTAGGCGGCTTGTCACTGTGGTTGACGAACATCCGGATGCCGTCGTAGATCCCTTCCTTCGCAGCTTTGCGAATGGACTGGGAACTGTAATTCCGGAGCTTGCCCTTAGCTCTACCCGCCTTGATGATTACAAGACTAGCAGTCATCTTGCCAGTCTCTTCATCAGTATGGAACTCGGCCTCCGAGACGTCGATGATTTCCTTAACGGTCGGCATAACCTCCTCAGTAGCTCTCATGATGGTGGCGCAGTATGCCTTAGGATCTTTCTTGTCAGAATTCGCCTTCAGACATGCTGCAAAGTTCTTGTAGCCTCCGAAAGGCATTCTACTCCTCCGAACTCTCCTTCGGATAGGCCGGACCGGAAAGTCGACGAACGTTCCCAGACTTCATGAGCTGGTACTTACCACCGTTCGAGGTGACGAAAACACGAGTGCGGTTGTTGTGAGCTTCTACGTCAGTTGCCTTATATCCGCTAGCACTAAGGAACTTAGCGAGATAGTCTTCACCGTCCGCCTTAACCTTCGTGGTGCGAGTAACAGGCTTGGTCTCTTCAACCATGTTCTTCTCCTTAGTCGAGGTATCGATCTGCGACGTCCGGTGCAGGACCCGCGAGATGCGCGATGCCATCTGGATCAACTCGGTACTTCCCTCCGTTTCTCGTCAGGAAGATACGAGTTCCGAAGTTGAAAGAAAGAAGATCGTCACTGCTGTAGCCCGTTGCCTCGAAGAACGCTTCCTTCAAATCCCCCTGTTCCGAGGTCAGGCTAGGTTCCTTGAGCAACGCGGCTAGACCCATGAGCAACCTCCAATAGCAGCCCTCTCAGTCTATCTGCCAGCGCTTCACCCGGCACTGGCGCCCCTGTGGCCAGAACAACTCTACACCCACAGCGAGTGAGTCCGAGGCAAACTGTTCCATCACCTGGAGAACCCGGAAGGGCTGTCAATCCGAGTCCACTATATCGATCCCGTTGATAAGGTCCCTCAATTGATGCTCGAAAACACTCGTCACAGTGTTCTGTGATTCCCAGCTGCCATCTATAGGGACCAGTGGGCATTGCCTCTACTCGTCCACGCTCGAAGATACCCCTTAGGGCTAGAAGATAAAGACCCGCACGAGTAACAGGATCGAGGCGAATGCTACCTCGAGCAAGATCACGCCCAAACTGCCGTAGAAAACCCGTTTCTTGGTCAAGTTCATCGTCTAGGATCCTCACGTCACGGTCAGTCAGAGTATAGAAGGGGAAGACTGACATCGCCCCTACTGAGTAAGCGGTGAAGAAGGCTGTTCGGACAGCCACCCTGGCTCGAATGGTGTATCCTTGAACACTAATAGAACCGGAGGCAACACCATCACTGAGACGTACGAGTTCTGAACGAAGTCGTCTTGCAGCATCCAAGAAAGATCGCTCAAGATATCGTTCGTCAACGACTCCAAAAGCCAAGCTCCCAACGTTAAGGAACGGTGCATCGGAAGTCTTGTAATCGGAGAACCCATTACGCTGACTTCGGACCATTAGCTTCCTTGATCCCCTTACCTGCGATCAGGTGCTTCATGTTGGGATCAACTCCTGCGTTCGGAGTATTGCCAGCGACTGGATTATCTGCTTGCGCTGCCAGTTGGGCCATCTGCTGTTGCTGCTGGACTCGCATCGCTTCGGCCTTAGCCATCTCAGCTTCAATTTCTGGCATCATGGCATCAATGTTAGGCACCTGCATGACTGACAAAACTGACCGGATGGCCTGCCTCTTAACAGCCATGTTGTTTGGAGCGATATCCCTAACAATCTGCGACCAGGAAGTCGTGTACTTGACAACGTCCTGAGAAATGATCGGTGGGAACGTGAACCCAATCCGCTGAAGGTCTTCTGACGCTTGCTTCTCATCGTCGGTAGCAACTGTCAGAACGTAGTAGAACCAACCCTTGAAGAAATCATCGATGAACTGCTGCCAGTCCTCATAGGTCTTCACCATAGGCAGTTCCATCGACTGAGCAGTTGCGAGGTTAGCGTCTCCACCTTCCCCGAAGTAGTGAGCCATTGTACCAACACCAGCCCCACCCGTGGTCAGAATGAGTTTGGCGTCTTCCTTGGCGTTAACTGCTCCAGTATCGGTTTTCATCCATTCCAGGTCAACCGCATCGTTTGAGTCGTAAATCGCACCGGCCGCAGGGCGAGTAAGCCTGCGAACATCGGTAGTATCACCAGCGTTCTGACCCATCGGAAGTCCGCCGAGCTGACCACTGAACCGAGCAACGGTGCTGGGGCTACCCTTGATCTTCCGAAGATAAGAGATAGCTTGAGCTGCAGCGTTGATAGCGGCCCGACCCTCCATGAACTCACGGAATACTCGGAACCACTCGCGAGAGGCGTAGAGTTCTGAAAGACCCCGTTTACCGCTCTTCGTCCAGAGCTCGTTGATCATTACGTGGCGGACCTTAGCCTCGCCGATCTTGCTCTTGGGAACCTTGACCTTCTTGAGGATATCCGGGTATTCCTCTTCCTTGATCCGGTAATCCCAGTAGTAGACAACCTTTGGGTTGCCGATCGGCTTAATCATCTCCGCCTTGCCATCGTACTCAGTATCCATGTACGATCGACGGTAGAAGACTGGCTTCAGACGATTATCTGGATGATAGATGATGTTTGTGATTTCCTCGATGGGGAACTCAGAAACCTTAACGTAAGGCTCGATGGTCCCTTCGAAGCAACCATAGAACTTCTCACCATCTGTGACGATATCATCAAGCATCTGCTGCATCGACTTATGAGTCGTGAATGCAAGCTTGTTCTCATCGTCGTTCCAGAAAGCCTCAAGAATATCCCGAGTTGGATCTGACTGATCGAGGAGAACCTGTTCCTGGCGTGAACGTGCCGCTCGAGATATCTGTACTAGACGGGTGGGCGGCGGAGGAGGCGAACTTGACCCCACCTTATTCTCGAATGGCAGAACGTCCGCGCCAGGAAACTGGTTCCCATCAGTGCCATCATCAGGCTCAGGTGGCTCAGAAGCCAATATCCATTGCACGCCCTTACCGAGTGTGAAGCGGATGATGAGCTTGACGGCCTGTTTGGCAAGAGGATTATCGTGACGAAGTCGGCGCAGACGAGCCAGCACCTTCTTACGATCACGAATTGGTAGAATTTCTTCAACCTGGTTCATATCGAACAGGTTGAGATAGTCTAGGTCCTCGATCTGACGCTGGAGAAGCTGGTTATCAGAAACCACGCTTTCCAGAACGTTAGCAATCTCCTGAAGCTCAGAGTTCTGCGACTCGACTACATCATCGAGCCCAGTAACCCTCGCAATTGCTTCTTGTACTGCGTTCACGGATTATCCCTTCGTTCACGTACAGTACTCAGAGTTGTAGTCGAAGTACCTGCGGTCCTACGTCACATCACTCGAAGTAGAATTGGAGGTCGTGGGGCGCGTAGTCGTACATCGCAACCCAGGAGCCGTTGTACTTCTCACCCTGCCCCTCGCGGAACGCCCGCGAACCCCATACGGGAGACGGCGGCGAATTGGTGAACCCCGACCCATCGACCCGCCCGGCGTTCTCCCGAATGGGGATCGCTAGATAGGTCGTCGCAGAGTCAGTCGATACGACAAGATCGTATGTCGTCCCAGCTGTCAAGGTGAAGGCCGGGAACGTGATAGTGGCCCAGCGACCACCGGCCAAAGATGCTTCGTCCCACCGACCGCCGATCGGATCGGGTGGTGGCGAGATGGGCGCGAATGAGGCGGCAACCGAGCCAACTGCCAGCTGAGTGGTGCCCTGTTTCAGTGACAGAACGATTGCCCCAGTGCCTACTGTGCGCTTAACTCGGACGGATGCGCTTCCGATAGTCACGTCCGAGGTTGGCGTGAACCGTTCTCGGATCATCTGCGATCCGTTGACCGTGCCGTAGTAGTTCGGCGTGACTGCGTAGTACGCCTGCCCGTCGTGACCACCATCAGAGTAGGTCACGTCGAATACTGGGCTGTTGGCGTACTCAGCCCAGCCCCGTGACGACTTCCAGTCGAGCACCTTCATGTCAGGTGCCCACAGAACACGGGACGTACCATCGTTGAGAGTGAAACAGTTGGCGCTGATCCAGTTGTTGATTGGATCCGGATCCACGTTGCGGATGACCAGCGCTACGACCTCACCTGCCGGCAAGGTAGCCGTCACCGCGATTGGGATGGACACCTCACGGTCGGACACCGCCGGATTGCCCGGCTGGTACTGCGCGCTCTGACCGAGAACGGTGCCATTGGGTAGTCCGTTTGTAGTCCGCTCGAAGCTGTAAACGAGCGTCCCTCCTGTGCCCCACGAGTACCCAAGGCCGTTCTGGGAGTAGGGAAGATCGGAGCGGACGTTGATGGCGGCAGATGTTGTAGTACCGCCACGAGCCCTGAACGTATAAGCCAGCGCGTACCCGTAGCCGATGTAGCGGTTGTCCTTAGAATCAGCTTCGATAGCCGACCCGTAGAGTTCACTGGTAGGTGGTGGAGGTGTCGGAACCGGCGTTGGTGTTGGTGTTGGCGTCGGAGTTGCAGTCGGTGTAGCGGTCGGAGTCGGAGTCGGGGTCGGACCAGGTGAAGCAGTCGGACAACTGTGACCGTGGCACGGCTTAAAGATTGGACGACCAACGACCGTGGGCACGATGAACAGCAGGGCACAAAAAAGCCCAGTAACGATGAATGCCCGGTAGTACACTGTATCTTTCATGACTCAATACTCATGCCCAAGACTCACCATGTCTGAGATATTAGGAACCAACTGATCTAGATCCGTGTACTCATGTGTTACTGAGTCTGAAGCCATATTGAAGAGCTCCGGGAAGTAGTTATAGTAACCGTATCGAGTTGCATCCATGGCATGATTGTCCACGTCCACAGGCCGCTCGGAGGAGTTAGCTTCTACCCTGCGCCGAGCATTATCGGGATAGTGATACATGCCATGTTCTTTGATGGCGTTTCGACATCGTGGGTCGTACGTGATCCGAGGTATGATGCTGTCACCAGAGGACCTCAACGGATCTTTGAGGAACATGTGGTGGACCTCGATGCCTTTCGAGATGTTGTTAGGCTTCTCTGTGCGCGTCCGATAGCCTCGAAGTCGCCAAGTAGCAACAGCTTCAGCTGCTGCCTTGTCGACAACGATGTCCATATCGTCTCTGGGATTGCCGTAGTCGTTAATGATGTACGGTGACCACATCTCCTCAGCAATCTTGATGATCTGAGCCGTTGTATGCTGTGTCTTGTAGATTTCATCCAAGACATGAACTTCCTCCTCAGGTGTTATCTGAGTGAGAAGTGCAGCGTACGGAGCCGCAGTACCTGGGTCGATCCAGATAGAAGTGCGAAGGAGTGGATTGTAGGTCTGTGGACGAACGTGAACCTCATTGGCGAACTCTGGAAAGACGAGCCCACCGTATGCGATGAACTTAGCCTCCCATTCCTGAGCGAATGCTTCAGGCGTTGTGTTCGTCTTTGCCTCAGCGATTTCTGCTTCTGGCAGAATGGGGTTCATCCTCGACGGAACTGTCCAGCTTTCCCACCAGGCATTATCGGGATTGTCTCGTTCCTGGCCCTTGTTGTAGAAGTCATGGAACCAGTTAAATCCACGAGGAGTAGATGAGAAGAGGGCTCGTCCCTGTCGATCTGCAAGAGCTGGTCGAATGTACTGATGCCAAGTCCGTTCCTTAAGACGAGCCGCTTCTGCGAGGACAACAAGATCGAGTCCTTCTCCAATCAGCTGGTCTGGGTTCTCTTCCGACCGGCACTCGATGTGAGAGCCATTCTCAAAGGCGATGAAACCTTCTCGCTCCGACTTCCGGCGGATTGGAATGAAACCCTGTTCCACAGCCAGGCGCCAGACAACGCGGAACTCTTTCTCCGCCAAGTCCATCGTAGGACCGACGATCCAAACCTGAGACCCAGGGATCACGCATTGTGCGAATGCTTCCCTACCGCCTAGAACTGATTTCCCAATCCGGCGACCACCGTTGAAAACACGGAACCTAGCCGTCGACCGGTGAATTTCCGCTTGGTAGGGAAAGGTCTTCAGGCCCGTAGCCCGGAAAATCGCCGCCATCCGTTCCGGAGTCAGGGCGGAAGAGCGCGGCGAGGATATTTTCATATCGGTTGTTAACATTCACGTCACCTTCAACCGTGATCGCCATCCCCTTGCCGCCGACGGTCACGCGGTCGAAGACGCGAAGCATGTCGAGCAGATCCATATCCTTAAGATCCTGACCGCTAGTTCGACGGTTCAGTTCTCGAAGGATCTTGCCCTTGATGCGTGAAGCCAGCAGTCCGCGAAGTTCATCGATGCGACTACGGAATTCTGGGTCGGTCCAGTACTTCTTAATCTGACGGGGGCTAACGCCAGCGTACCTAGCAGCCATCTTCTGCGTTGCGCCAACGGCTAGAGCCTGCGCTGCCATCTCCTGATGCGCCCGCATCGCCGCGTACCGCAACCGAGGGTTCTTCTCAAAACCTTCCTGGTAATCGTCCGCGGTTTTACCCGTAGGGTTCACCAGGCGAAGCCCCCGGTTAGTTGGCTCAAGACGATTACGAACCTGGGACGTCATATCCTGTGGTTCGATGATCATCAGGTCCTTGGATGGTGCCATGGTAACCTACTTCAACTGAGCATACAGGAGAACAGCGGCAACGATGATGAGACCCCAACTCGTAAGTGCCTGCCCGCGAGCTCGAACCTCATCAATCGCTGCCAAGATGATTGCAGCGACGAAAGCAACGATGTAGAGTGTTTCCATCTAAGTTTCTCCAATTGCAGGGAGCTGGTCGTGTAGATCTTCTACCTTAGAGTGGGTATCGTCGATCGTAGAAATAACTGCCTGCTGGGTCCCAACTTCTGTGGCTAGTTCTCGGGCACGATCAACGCCTTGACTGACCAGAGCTTCATTAAGGTCAGCAATCTTGAGATTTACGTTGTTTGCAACTTCAGCCGCTTCGTGGGCATCATCTCTAGCACCCTGACTGATTTCTGTGTT